TCAACGTCCGCAACCTCGACATACGTCGCCGCGCCGTGGATTGCGCCGACTGTCACAACAGCGGCAAACAGCGCGTAAAGAAACATGTCCCAGATATTCATGATGCTTTCCTCTCCTGATAAAACTGCCAAATTTCGTATTCGTCCTGTGCCTTCTGTGTGTGCGAGCCAGCAATCAGCATGAGCGCCACGCGAATTTCTGGCGGGGTTGGATTGCTGGCTAGAATGGCGTGGCCGGTTTCTGTGCTGCTCATTGCCTAGCACTCCCACTGCGCGCGGTGAAACTTGGCAGCGGCTTGCGCTTGGTCAATCAGCCGTTGCAGCGTGGTGCCGAAGTCGCCGCTGTATTCGTCAACGGCTTCGACCATCGGGCTATCTTGTATAGCGCAGAGAGCGGATAAGGCTTGCTCTGCCCACGTCTCGCTATCCATGTGCTCGCCCTTGAATTCGGCTTCGCGCACTGATTGTTCTGGAATGTAGTTCATGATGTCCATCCGTTGTTTCGATGGGCTGACTATTGCGCTTTCCGCACAGACTGTCAAACACAAAAATGCACTGTTGCGAACAACGCAAGATTATTTCGTTTTTACAGACTGGCGCAATTTTCACTTTACATTAATCCGTGCATCATGCGTAAATGGCAACATGACAAACATTGCTATCAATCTTATTGAAAAACTTGGCGGCGTTAGCGCGGTTGCGACGACGACCAAGGTTCATGTCTCTAGAGTTTATCGCTGGACATATGGCAAGGAGCGCGGCGGCACTGGCGGTGAAATCCCAAAAAAGCACTGGCCAGCGCTTATTGCAGCAGCGCGGCAGCGCGGCATTGAGTTGAGCCATGAAGATTTTTTCCAGATACCTATTCCCGCCAAGCCGAGGGGGAAGAAGTGAATTACGCTAATTTTCTATCAGCCAAGTCAGAAACGGACATGCCGACCGGCTTAAAAACCGTGCCGCCGCTGTCACCGAATTTGTATGATTTTCAGCGCGATATTGTTTCTTGGGCTTGCCGTCGCGGTCGCGCGGCAATCTTTGCAGGCACGGGCTTAGGAAAAAGTTTTCAAGAGCTATCTTGGGCGCATGCGCTTTACGAAGCGACGGGCAGCAGAGTGCTTATCTTCACGCCGCTTGCTGTTGCTGCTCAAATGAAGCGCGAAGCCGACAAGTTTGGGATTGATTGCGCCCATGTGTCTTGCGCCGACCAGAGCAATGCCCCAATCCTCATCACAAATTATCAAAAGCTAGACCATTTTGATTTAAGCCAGTTTGGCGGCGTTGTGCTGGATGAAAGCAGCATTCTGAAAAACGAATCAGGCCACTACCGCACAAAACTGATTAATGAGTGCCGTAGTGTGCCATATCGGCTTGCCGCAACGGCAACGCCAAGCCCGAATGATTTTATGGAATTGGGCAACCATGCTGAGTTTTGCGGCATTATGTCTTACACCGATATGCTCTCGACATTCTTTGTGCATGACGGCGCGGAAACCCAGGCATGGCGATTGAAAGGCCATGCCGAAGATAAATTTTGGCAGTGGATGGCTTCTTGGGCGGTAATGCTGAAAGGTCCGGAAGATTTGGGTTATGACGGCAGCAAGTATGTTTTGCCGAAGCTTCACCAAATCCAGCACACAGTCGGCGTGGAGTATCAGCCCAATATTGATACGGGCTTGCTGTTCCCGCTAGAGGCGCAAAGCATGGGCGAAAGGCTGAAAGCGCGCCGGGCGACGATTGAAGACCGTTGCGCCAAGGCGGCGGAAATTGTTGCACAGGATGAGAATAAGCCGTGGGTAATTTGGTGTCACCTGAATGATGAAAGCGCTTTGCTGGCGCAAAAAATACTAGGCGCTGTCGAATTGCGCGGCTCGCAGACGGAAGAAGAAAAAGAAAAAATCTTAGAGGCATTCGCGCTCGGCAACATTCAGAAGCTGATTACCAAGCCGTCATTGGCTGGCTTTGGCATGAATTGGCAGCACTGCGCGAACACTGTATTCGTCGGCATGAACGATAGCTTCGAGCAAATATATCAGGCTATCAGGCGTTTCTGGCGCTTTGGCCAGACAAATGAAGTTTACGCGCATTTCATCGCATCGGAAATTGAGGGCGCAGTTGTCGCCAATATCAAGCGCAAAGAGCAGCAGTGCGAGCACATGATGCGCCAAATGGTCAAGCATATGGCCGATCTCTGCGCTGATGAAATTCGCGGCGCGCACCGTGAGACGCAAACCTACATTCCAACACAAGCAATGGAGATGCCGTCATGGATATGAAAGCCGTCAATCAGGTCATTACTGACCAATACGCTATTTATGAAGGCGACTCGTGCGAGTTGATGAAGGCAATTCCTGAATCAACCGTTGGCTTTTCACTTCATTCGCCGCCTTTTGAAGGGTTGTATAAATTCAGCAATTCAGACCGTGATGTATCGAATTCGGAAGGCGAAAACTTCTGGAAGCATTATGGGTTTATTATTGATGAATTGTTGCGGGTTACTAAGCCGGGAAGATTGGCGGCTGTGCATTGCATGCAGCTGCCAACGAGTATCACGCGCAATGGATTTATTGGTATGCGCGATTTTCGCGGTGAAATTGTCCGCGCGTTTGAAACCGCAGGATGGTATTTTCATAGCGAAGTTTGCATCTGGAAAGATCCCGTAGTTGCACAGCAGCGCACTAAATCCATTCGCCTGCTGCATAAGCAAATGGAGAAAGACAGCACGATAAGCGGGCAAGGCTTGGCAGATTATATCGTTGTGTTCCGCAAGCCCGGGGTAAACGAGGAGCCGGTTTCCGGGAAGCTTGAATATTACATCGGCGAAGGAAACGCGCCGGAAGCGCTGGAAAAACGGCTGGCCCGGCAGTCAGAAGATGAAGCGCGCAAATGGTATTCTATCGAAGTGTGGCAGCGCTACGCATCGCCTGTCTGGACTGATATCAATCAAAGCCGGACGTTGCAATATCGCAATGCGCGCGATGAACGCGACGAGCAGCATATTTCTCCGCTTCAGCTTGATGTCATTGAACGTTGCATTCATCTCTGGAGCAATCCCAATGATATCGTTTTTACGCCGTTTCTAGGCATCGGCAGCGAAGTTTATGGCGCCGTAGAGCTTGGCCGTCGCGGCATGGGAATCGAATTAAAGCCCAGCTATTTCCGTCAAGCCGTCAAAAACCTTGCAGGGATGGAGAAGCGCCGTCTTGGTTTGTTCGGTGACAATCAAGCGTTTTTAGAGGCTGCGGAATGAACAAGTTACGCATCATCGAGCAAATCAAGGGGGAGAGATGATTACAACCTCAACAGGTATGCAATTCGCCAACGTGCAGGAGATGCGCGCTTATCGTAAGGGGCTGGTTAATGCCCGCGCGGCTGCGATAGCGATGTATGACGCGATGATTGATAATATTACAAACGAGATTGAGGCGGCTCCGACGCTCAAGGTGGTGTCGTGAGCGGTGACATCGTGCCTATGGGGTTTCTCATCATTGCGAATGTTTGGTTAGCATCTATTCCATAGCTTAAGTATACGCGCTGGTTCTTAACCATTGCCAATACAGTGATGGCTTGCATCATGCTTTACGTGAGGAATCCATGATTGAACTCGCACTAGCCGCCGTCGTCGGCTCAATCATCGGCATGGCCGCGATATTGTGGGATTTGGAGTGCCGTAATAAGACGCTGCTCCGCCGCCTGCGCGATGCGGATAAGACGCGCGATTACCTCTACGAAAAGCTGCATGAAGCGCGCGAAAAGCTGCGCCCGTATCAGCGCACGCATGGCAAGAACGGCAAATTCAACGGACGGGGGCAGTGATATGAGGGCGCTGAATAAAACCGAAGAAGCTTTATTATCCGCTTATCGCTGCTTGATAAAATCGGACAAAGATTGCGCGATGGTAGCAACGAATAACGCCTGGATTGAGATTAAAATTAAGCCAGTGTCTCCGTTTTACCTTGGCGAAGCTTTCAGGATTATTTCTGTGAATGAGGGGCAATCATGAGCTGGTTTGACTTCGCCGACAATGATTTGAGGCAACGCTACAACGAGCTTTGCGATTACCTCGAATTACTCGAAACCCGCATCCGCGTGCTGGAAGGCACAGCGCCAAGCGATAGCCGCGTTACGCATACCGTGCCGGTCGCAGCGCAAGAGGGGAATGTGTTCTATCCGACGAAATGGGGGCGGTGATGCTCACCGAAATCCTCGAACTCAAGCGCCAGGGGCTGAATTACCGCCAAATCGGCGCAAGGCTCGGCGTGACGCGCAACACTATCGCGGGCAAGGTGCATCGCGCTGGCTTGGCGGTGCCGAGCGAGAAGATGCGCGGCATTCCGAAGCAACGCACGGTGCCGC